CATCAGCTGTAGACATCGATTGTTTTTGAGGATTTTTTCTTTTTACTTCGTTTATCGATTCAGCTGTGGTAGAACCCATACCTTCGGATAGAATCTCTACTAGACACTCTTTAACGATAGATTTTAATTGTTGTTTAGTAATACCCATATTCAACCTATTCCATTCCAGAAAGTAGAACCGCCTATAGAACCAGTTAAAACCGGCATCATATCTGCGTCTATATTCGTAAGTTCACAATATAAGCTGTACGCTGCATCCGTCGCACCGTCGCGCTTAATAAATATTTCCTTTATTCGTGCGTCCAGTTCTAGCGCTTGGCCTCCATTTACTTTGTAATAGTAATTTGCTTCGACGCCATTAATACCATTTTCAGTAAATCCTACCCTAAGATAAACGCCAGCTGCAGCTGAATTACTAATTTTAAGATGTTTCGTAATCTTATCTAACGAATGTTTAGTAACAGTCGCAGTCGCAGTGCTTGAAATAACCCACGGAAGACCTGACCCCACGAATTCAGTTACTGAATTAAAACCTACTCTTGGATCTTTCATGATTCATTTACCTTTCGAAATTAAAATATCGTTTAAAATTCTATCTATTCTATCGGATTTGGTAAACACATTACGAAGTTCCTGTGGGTTAATTCGACGGCCTTCGGCCATCATGAATGCTCCCGGCGTAGATGGTTCAGAAACATAATCCCAACATATTAGTTGAAAGTCGTCTTGCACGACTTGATAATCACCTTGTTTTTTAGTAGAGCCTACCCCACGCGATGAAATACCAAGCTTTACTCCTGATTCGACAAGGGATTGAAGAATTTTACCCGAAGGGGTGTCCAGTAGTTCAACTACGCCGTATACCGTTCCGCCCTCTAGATAAGCTTCACGGACGACGTGAGAAACATTTTTAAGATTAACGACCGAGGAATCGGGATGATCTAGTTCTCCTAATGCTCTATTTTCCACAATAAATTTTTGATAATTTCTAACTTCGCGTTCTAGGATGTGTTGTGGGTAAATACGACCATTTTGATTTAACGTATCTGCTTTCTGTAATATGCCTTTCATCAATACTTTACCATTGTTTTTTTCGCGCGATTCTTTTATCATCTCCGGCGTATAATCAAAAATTTCATAGGAATTTAACAAGCGTAGATCTTTCATGATTATTCTCCTTCATCTGCAAGTTCTTGACGCAGTATGGAATACAGCATAAAATTGGATACTGTGGAATCGTTCACGACGTCAATAGACTCCGACAATATTTTCGATTTAACATCCTGTAGTTTATTGATAACATAGGCATTATTTTGCTTTTGAATCCCGTAAACATCGATGGCTTTAACAACACAATTACGAATTTCTTGTAACTTTTTCTTTATAGTTGTTTGATCATCATTTGCCGTTGAAAACGCGTATGCTTTAATAATATCTTTTTGATCATCGTTTAAAGCTGTCGAATATTTTTCATTTAGCTTTTTCATCATAACTTTCATGAGTAGACGCGTCGTCCCCGGCGTTTCGTCGATTAGTATTTGGTCGCCTTTTTTCTTTTCAGATAACAACCATTCGCGCAATTGATTTTCATAATTAGCGAGTGAAACTATATCTGCAGTACCTGTAGGTTTTCTCCATTCGTTAAATAAAGTTTGAATAGTCGCATATAAGCGGTATTCGGCGATTGGTTGATCATAGAAATTTTCGTCTTTTATCATATGATTAATACTTCTAATTAACAAAGATTTTTCTCTGTTGAGTATCTCGTAGTCTAATGATGCTATTGCTGATCTTGTTTCTTGTATTATTGAAGTTGCTACAGCATCACCACTAACTGTAGTTTTTATCAAAGCATTAAAAATGCGAAATTCTTTGTACAGTTGAGTACCAGGCTTAAAATATTTGCGCAGAATTTTTAAAGCTGTTGAAGATTTTTTCTTATTGTCTTCAACAAGGGCGCTTGAAATTGTTTTTACTAAAAATTCGTATAATAAAGCTGTGTTTCTTTTTTTGTTGTGTGTTTTTAACATTTCGCGCCCTTTCAATCTTCGTCTATAATTAAATCGTTGTCTTCAGTAATTAATGTTTGTTCATTTTCTGAAAGTAAACTTGTTTTTTGCTGTCGCGTTAGTTGTAGTTTATTTGACATTCGTTGCAGCGTAGATTGCAAAGACATCGGTAAATTGGGTTTTTCAAAGCTGGAATTATTAAATGATTTCGATTCTTTAAATGGTTGTGCGACTTTTTTTAAATCGGCTAAACCATAAGGATCTTTTAATCCCATACCTTCGGCGTCGTAATCAGTCATTTTTTTAAAATTCGGCATATGATCGTGTCGTTTTTTTCTTCTGCTTCGATTGTACAAAGCTCGATCAAGTTGCGACATCGGCTTGATCGGTAACTTATCTTTTTCAAACAACGTCGGTATAAATTCGATGGGCTCATCACCTGCCGTTAAAAGTTCCGTTTCAGGTTCTTTATCTTCTATGTCATCTCCTGCAAATAACCCGCCTTCATCGCCACCTTCATCACCACCTTCATCACCACCTTCATCGCCGCCTTCATCGCCACCTTCGTCACCACCTTCGTCGCCGCCCGCGGAGGCGCTTTCTTCGGGTTTTGCTTCTTCAATTACTTGATCAACAATTTTTTCTTCGTATCGTTGTTTATCAATTTCTTCAATTTGTTCGTCTGTTAATCCCCAAACCATCTTACGAGCAAATTGTTTACTTCCCATACCTTCAGGAATCGCCCCCGCAATTTCGAATTTCGAACGCCACAGCTCTAATTTTTGTTGTTGTGCGACGGTCGATGGATTCGATAGACGTAATGTAAAATTTTGAAGATCTTCTGCATCAAAACCGTGAGCGTATAAATGGATTATTGCCAATTTATTAAGTTCAGATAAAAGAACTCTTTGAATAACATTTATCGTTCTTGAAAAACGAATATCTTCTTGCGCTAATGTAGCTTTTGAAGCCAACATTTCGTCATAGCCTAAATACGCGCGGGGGATCTTTAAAGCTGCAAAAAGCTTTTTTTGAATATAGGCAACATCTTCAACGGCCGCGGCATTTTGTCCTCCAGCAAGTGTGTCTATTCGCGTGCCAGACTCGCCACCTCTAACTGGAATAAAGTAATCATCCTCAATACTTAGCGGTGCATAACGAAGATCGAGTCGTCCCGTTGCTCTATCAACGACTTGATTCGTTCTTAAGTTTTTACGTTGTTCTTCGACATACATCGGTACATTTTCTGGCGGGATATTTGCGACATCTATATAAAAGACTCTTCGCTCTGGGGCTCGCACCACGCGATATACTAACATCGCGTCTTCGATAAGAATTAATTGACGCCAGATTCTGCGAGCGGGCTCGATTATAGACGAGCCATAAGGTAGAAACATGTCGTTTCCAAGCAAGCGAAAATGTGTTACTTCCCAATTTTCCAAAGTACGATTACCCAACGTGACCCAGCGATAGCGAACTGCGAAGGGATCATTTGGATCATAGTTTTCTTCGCGTTCGAGCTCGTTAACGGGAATTGGAAATGCGTTAATAACGCCATATTGAGGTGACACATCGTTGTAGAGAAAAAAGTCTCCGTACTTAACAAGGTTACGGGCCCAGGAACGCAGATTAAACTCTACGTTGAGAGTATTGTAGAAAAGGTCTTCTAGGATCTCTTTGATCTTCTCGTTGTCAGAATAGATGTGTAATGCGCGGCCTTTATCATCTTGTGCTACGGTCTCGTCAGCATAAATGTCCATCGCCGCGGCGATTTCTGGCGTGTATTCCATTTCGCTGAAGTCTTGATATCTCATCAAGCGTTCAGAGAGGTTATACGCGTTCGCTGTTATCGTTGCGTAAGAAGGAGCTAAAGATTTTTGAAATAGTAACGCGCCTGAAGATTTCGTTTTGTCGGCAACTGCGATAGTAGTATCAAGATTTCTTATCTTGCGTTTTACGACTGGTCCGCTTTTAAAAAGTTTTGATAATCTTTGAAATAATGAATCTTTTTCTTTTGCCATAATTTTGTGCCTCTCCAGTTAGGGAGTCGGCTCTTTCTATTTTATAATATTTTTAAAAAATATTATTTTATAAATTTATTCACCATCCGCTTTCGGTTTTAAAGAAACTTTTTTAGACGCCCCATTATCTTTGTCTTTAGGCGGCGCGGCGGGCGTATTTTTTGGTCCATCCACGTACATCATAGGCGATTCGACAATTCTCTTTAACATTTTTTGGGTTAGTTCAAGATGCATTTCGAGAGAAGCTCCTGACGAATCTATAGTTGACTTCGCTTTTGCAGATGCCGCTTTTTTAAACGACTCAATAGCCTTTAAAAGTTTACTAGCTGTAGTAGCCATGGCGGCAGCTTGATCTTCTTTTTCACCTTCTCTTAGAACTTCAACTTCTTCTAAAATAATTTTTCTTAGTTGCCTTATCGTTAACTTAGACATATTGATTCCTTAATCATAATAGATATTACTTAAAAATATTTTATCGATATAACCAAGAAAAATCAGTTACGTCGACATGTTTTACTTGCGATGGATCCTTAGGCTTATGCGCGTCGCGCGGATTGAATCCTCCCATCATCGCGTTCGCAACCGGTTTAACTGCGCCAATATCTCCTGGCATATTGGTTTGTTGTTGTATTTTCGTAGCTTTTAACATAGCATATGCCATTGCTGTCGCTTGTTCGTTCGACGATGAATCACCTGCAACGAGCCACATCGCGATAGCTAAACTTATTATTAAATCATCGTGCGCATCTTTTGCCGCCTGAGCCCGAGCGCCGGTCCATACAAACGCTTGAAGTTGATTGTAAAGACGCTGAGAGTAAATTTTAATTTTGTTATTTCTCGCTAGTTCTTCTAGCTTTGCGAGCATTTGTCCTCTGCTTTTTTGTTGAGTAGAAAATCCAGGTACGGCGTTGGGATCAGTCGATCTAAATTCGAATGGATTACCTGAAGATCCTTGGTAATATAATCGTGGATAACCGTCATCGCGCAACTTTACGCAAGTAAAGTATCCGAACGTATTTTGTTCAGGACAGATTAACGCGTCATTGTATAATTTGCCATATTCGAACAGCAAATCAGCCAGTTTATCTGGCGGTATTTTCCCCATATATTCTGCTACAACTTCGTAAGTCGCATTGTCTACTACGTGAAACGTCGAAAAATCTCCAGCGTCTCCGCGGGCCACGTCAGAAGCAATTACATACTTTTTTTCTGCTTCGGGTCTTCGCCAAATCCAAACGGCTGACTGCGGTCCAGCTTTTTCAATAGGAGGACGAATCATTTCTCTAATTGACTCAAGATCGTTAGGTTGTAAAAAAGTATCGCCCGATGAAATGAAGTCGCACAAAAATTCTTGCGCAACTTTGCGTTTTGGTAAATTCTTCGTTTCTTTTGTAAACCATTCTTCGTCGTGTTCAGGATGAACCCACCAAGGAAGCTTAATGGTGTTAAATTCGTTTTGTTTTGTTTCGCCATCTATCCACAGACGATAATATTGTCCTCCGACGCCATTCGGTGTAGAAATAATGATAGCATTACCACCAGTGGATAAGGTTGGAAACAAGCCAGTCCAAATATCTTCAAAATCTCTAATAAAAGCTGCTTCATCGACGATTAATAGCGAAAGCGCTTCTGAACGACCAGCATCTGGTGAAGTCGGAATGGCGTTTATTTGTGAACCGTTATCGAATCTTATGGCCTGTTTTGTAGGTTCGAACTTAGTAAGCAGCAACCACTTTGGTAAACCATCGAGCATGATTTTTATTTTTTTAATAAAATTCATCGCTGTCGACAACTTCGTCGCAATAACTAAAACGTTTTTGTCTTTTTTAAAAATTGCGAACCACACAGCATACGCAGCTGTGACAGTAGACAATCCTAACTGGCGAGATTTAAGAACTATATTGAATCGATTTTTTTCAAAATTATTTACACAATCGTCTTGAAAATCATAAGTTTCGAATGGTATAAGTCCACGTACGGTGTGCTGGATCTTTATGTATGTTTTCATAAAGTAGACCGGATCCTTGCCACATCGGATGATCTCCTTTACTTGTTCGTTTCGCGTTAAAGGTTGCGTCATGCTATTTCAAAAAAAGACTTTCTACGCATATACGCCGTTCTTTTTGGATTATGAACATTATATCCAATTATTTCAACTGACGTCGAAGTGTTATATTCGCTAAACGTTATGGTTTTATCAGTTAGACCCTTGTAGGTTTCCTTTACGCGCTTTATAACTTGCGCTATAACATCACGAGATTCATCTTCATACATTCTCTTCATGACTATCATTTCTTTTTCACTGGCAAAATTGACGATAGCTTGATATGATGCTACTAAAACATCACCCGATAAAGAAAATTTTACAGAATAAGACGCGGTCTTCGGCGTAGATGAGCTACCCCATGTACTATCAATCGCTTGACCCAACGCGTTGTAATCTATTTTGGACATAATTTTTTCACCAGTTTAAATATATATGTATCACTCAAAGACAATATGAGGATTAATAAAAAGTCGTTTTTCGATAGCTTTTTTAATTTTATCTGGAGATGGTCGCCAGCCTTTTAACCATTCGTCTTTATTCGTGTACGCCCATGTATCGGCGCAAGATACGCAACAACGAAACAATTTATAAGTTTTTTCATCTTCGCTTGTTTTGAAATTAATTTTACAAATATCGCAAAATAAAGGCATTCCTACGTTTTCGGAATTGAATAATTCTGGTACTATGATTGAGTAACCATCGCGGTGAGCTATCTTACAATTTCTAGGATAAGGCATCCATTCCACTATTCTTCTCCAAAAGTTATCTTCGAATCTTTTTCATTTTTCGTTATTTCTAATACGTTATCGACGATGTCTTTAACGCCATCAACGTGCGTGATGATCAATATCGTCTTAAAATATCTTTTCAATGAAACGAGTAATCGATTACACGCTTCGACCGCAGCATCATCTAGCGTACCAAATCCTTCGTCAACGATAAATATGTCAGGCTTCGGAAGAGATGATATATTAATCATCGCGACGCGGATCGCGAGCGACGATATCGTTTTTTCCATACCCGAACAAAGTTCAACTACTCTACGAGAATCGCCATAGTTGATATAAATTTCCGATGAATCGGAACCTTCATCATTTTCTAGTTCGATTGTAAAATCGACGATTCCGTGAAGAATTTTAGCAATTTCTGCGTTGATTAATGGTAATTGCGATCTAACAACGATAAGAGGAATACCTTTCTTTGAAAAAGCGCCAGTAACCAATTCATACACCTTCATTTGTTCTAACAATCCATCTCTAGCACTTTTTTCTTCTTGGTATTTTTCTAAATTTGCAGTGAGTTTGCCTTTTTGAGTTGCAATACACATTTTTTGTGTTGTTAGCGCATCAATGTTTTCAGAAATATTTTCTATATTTGATCTTAAAGAAACTACTTCTACATTTTCTTCATTTTTTAATGCGTTCTGGAGGTGCGTTAAACGCTGGTTCAACGTCTCTAACTGCTTAGTATCATCTTCGTGAAGGGAATAAAGTTTCGTGTGCGTTGTTTCTTTTTTGGAAAGATCAAGTTGAAGTTTATTTTCTAATTCAATTAATTTTTCTAGTTTTTCTAGTTTTTCAACAATGTTTTCTTGTTGAAACTTTTTGAATTCTGTATACACTTCTTGCAAGTTTGCTTTTGCGGCATTAGTTTTTTCTTGCTGCTCGATAAATTTGTTTTTGCTGATATGAGCGTCTTTTATAAATTTACATGCAGGAAATTTATCGCCGCACGGAACATCGTCTAAAATTTTCAACGACTTTTGATGATGCTTTAATTCAGTCTCCTCGCGGGCGTGAAGATGCTGCAGAGTTTGTAAAGATATTTCTAGTTTTTTATAAGCTTCATAACGCGTTTTTAAAACGTGTGGATTATTTTCTTCTTTTACTATAGCGATCTTTTGTAATTTATTCGTTGTTTCTTCCATTCTCAGTTGCAAAGAATTAATTTCAATAAAACGAACCTCAATTTGTTTCTTTAAGTTTTCTACTTGCCTTACGAGAACGTCGATTTGCGATTTCGTGACGGGCGTTACATCTTTGTGTTTTGATAATTCAAGTTGTAAACTTGCTTGTTCGTGTTGTTTTTCTTTAATTCTGAACATAAGTTCAGTAATTAGCTTATTAGATTCTTCAATTTTTTCTGTAGTAACTTCAAATAAGTTTTGCCAATCTCTATTAGGACAATTTTTTAATTGTGACTTAAGTCCAATTAGTTCTTTATTCGCTAGTTCGAACATTCTATCAAAAATATCCAAATCTAGAAATTTCGATATGACAGCTCGTCGTTTACTCGAACCTTGCGATATGAATTGATTCGTTTCACCTTGCGCTGCGAGTGACGTCATCATAAAATCTTCTTGATTACCAATAAGAGTTCTAATAACCTTTTCGGTATCAACGCGTTGCTCGCCGCATAAGTCATCTAGTTCACCATCATCGCGCATTTTAAAAACATTTAACACTGTCGACGCGCTAATAACGCCTTTTTTGTTTTCGCTTTTTATGGTTTGACGTTCAATGACGTAATCGATGCCGTTGTGATTTATAACGACTCTTGAAGAACAATAAGGTTTACGAACGTTACATACGTGAATATTTTTTATCGGTCCGCGGTCTGTCGCATTGAACAACGAATACATTAAAGTACCGACGATAGAAGATTTACCAACGCGATTAGGACCAAAAACACCTACGATACCGTTCAAGTTATCAAAGTTAATCGTATTATTTTTTCCATAAACAAACATATTATCAAAACGCAAATGTCTTAGTGACCACTTGGAATTTCTAGTGATGTCTTCTTGCGAAATTACGTTAAAAAGACAATTTTTAATCTGATCTGCTGTCGCGTTCCATTCTACTTCCGTAATTTGCGTATTTGAATAATAATCTTTAATTAATTTAAGAAGGACGTCTGGATTTCGAAGATTAGCTTTCTCAAGCAATGAAGAACCCGCTTTAATTAAAGATTTATCAACGATTAAATCAGATTTAAACGTTACTTCTGTTGCAAATTTTGAACCTTTTAAAGTTTCGCTAATTAACTTAAAGTCTTTTTGTCCTAACGCATCAGACGATCTAATCCTAAATCTCGATCCATCGGGATGCATCGAAGCTGTTGTTAACAAATCTGTCGTTGATCCATTCCACTGTATAGTAACATATGGTTTTAGGTTTGGAAGTTTTCTAAAAGTAACGTCCCACGTTCTTTGATCATCAATATCCCATAATAGATAACCATGGTCAAGTTCTTCCGCGTAATTCTGTTGCACGGGCGTACCTGGGTATGATATCCACGGTCGTTTCTCACCATCTAGACGATCTCGATAGCCTAAATGTTGCATCTGGTGGATGTCGCCGAGAAAGACATAAGAATAATTCTTAAAAAACTCCAGATTCATGCCGTCCATTTCCCATCCGGCCTCGGTGACCGATCCTTGAACAGGACCATGATAACATGCGATGTTCACCTTTCCAGGTTCAGGCTTAACGTCCTTCCAACCCTCTTCATCGAAGAGCGAATAAACACACCAGTTATATCCTGGGTGGAATTCGTATACACCACTCTTCTTATAGATATGAATCTTCGGATTGTCTAATGCTTGGACGATCGGCGAAACTGCATCTTGTCTAGAAAGATTTGTCAAATTTCCGTCGTGATTACCCAACGTCAGATGGACCTCTGCGACTTTTACCATCGACTCTAACCACCAGGTTAGTTGGTCGATATACTCGGGAGAAATTCCTGTCGTCTTCGTGTGAAATATATCTCCACCAACAAAAATGTGATCAACCTTATTTTTCTTACAATCCTTAATAAAAAACTCGAAAACTTTTCGATACTCGTCATGACGACTTAGACCACGCCAATGTATATCGGCAGTGTGGGCAATCTTAACCATTAAAACAATGGTATATTGAATTGTCTAATTGTTCAAATCATATAGTAATGGCAGCACGTCCAGCAGCTGCTGAAACTGCGCCGAGCTCGGCTGCTCTAATAATCTTTGTTACTTCTTCAGCGCCCCGGGCAAGTTCTACACCTTTGACGGCCGTCGCGCCACCTTCAATAAATCCTAATAGAGAAGCACCAGCTTTTAAAACGCCGATGAGACCATTAATTGCGAAATAAATTAACATGGCTTTGTAAACTAAACCCTCTGTTTTTTTACGAGCATCTGTTTTATCAACGTTCGTTTTAAAATCTTCAAAGGATAGCAATTCCTGTTTACTGGCTACGTGATATCCTTTTTTATTTAGAAACTTGTAAATTTCATATGAAAGTCTATCAGGTATGATATAATCAACAACTTTTTCTTCAAACGCATGGGAAATGTGTTCTGCCTTTTCAAAGAATGCAGCTACTTTTGGCGCTTTAAGATATTGTGCCAATTTCATCAATCCTTTAAACAGCATTGGCATACCACCCATAATTGCCAAACCAAATCCGAAGAGGGCTTCAGGTCCCATCATTTCTTTTAGAATTTTTCGTTGACGAATATATTCATTAGTGGTCAAGATTGAATATGCTTCGCCTAGACCCTTGCCTGTTTGCAATTTTTTTGCTGCATCTTTAACAGGACCCTCAAGATCTTCTTGCACGGCGGCCATCGCCGCGTCTTTATCAAGACTCTTCGCGATTTTTAAAGTATCATTAAGCGGTAACGACTCACCTGACTCGATCATGCCTTGTTGAATTGCAGACATTACCAAATCTAAGTCTGTTGATCTTTGTGACAAAGCTTTTATTTTTTCGTTAATAGTGTTAGCCCATTCTGCAGCGATAGATTTAAATTTTTCGCTAACATAATTTGAAAGCTTTTTAACGCCATCTTTGACGTCGTCCCAAAGGCCTTCCTCAAGTAGGTATTTTCTTTCAATTTCTTCTTGAATGATTTGGCGAAGACGTGCTTCGGAAATCACGTTTGCATAAACGACATTTTTCATCGTAACTAAATATTATAATCTAAAGCTAATTTCCACAGCTTTTTTTAATCGATTAGAGAACATATTATCCCAATCAAATATGGCTGCTTCGGATAACGCTTTTTCAAACTCTTCCTTGGACATATTGCCAGGATCTCCCCATGGTCTTACATCGACAACGACGACGTCAATGTTGTACTCTTGAATTTTCTTTACGATCTTTGGCATTTTCTTATGCCACATATCACCATCAAGCGCAAGAGCAACTGGCGTGTTATGAAGTAAAATCTTGTTAAAGATCTCGTGGCGTTCGTCAAGGTCTGATCCAAGAAGCGCTGTAGAATTTTCTGGACATTTGACAAGGTCAAACGGTCCTTCACAAAGTACAATTCTTTTTGACCAGTCTATGTTAATCTCGTTAAAGACGATCGGATTCTTGTCGACGTCTGGATTGTCGTATTTCGGTTTTCTATTTTTGTTGATTGCGCGTGCAGCAAAGTAATTTAGATTTCCTTCGGCGTCGAATGATGGCATGATTATTCTATGCTTCCATCTCGGATCATCAGAGATACCAAATTTAAAATACCACGCGTCACGTTCTGTTAGGCCGCGTGAATAAACATACCTCCAAGCAGCTTTGATATCTGGGTCCGTGTCACTTGCTAAAGTTAATAGACGAAAATCTTTTGGTAGTTGTATTTTTTGTTGAATTTCTTCTGCGACAAGTGACTTATGATTGTATCCAATAAATACACAATATGCCGACAATTGTTCCTGCGTTCCATATTTTCGCAACAAAGGAACGAGGCTACGTGCTTTCCAACCACACACCCAACAGTGGTTGGCGTCATCGGTAGTTCGAATTGCTAACTTCTTTTTGGAAGCGTCATTTGGAGAGCAGATTGGACATCGGACATCGAAATTGATTCCATTGCTAGAAATTCTACCACGACCAAAAATCGATTCATAGAATTTTATTTTATCGGTAAGAGATACTATCACAACTTAGACTGTAACTCATGATTCAATCAATTTTCATAGGACCTCGAATTGAGACAGCTCTTGCGATTACGTACGCATCGGTCGAATCGCGACTCCAATCGACAGCTTCACCATTCTTTTTTGTTGGCCATTGGACATGCTTTAAATCATTTTCTGACATGTATTTGAACACCTGTTCTTTACCGGACATTCCGGCCACCGCAGTCTTCTGCATCTTAATTCCGCAAAGTTTTCTAGCAGAAGATGATGCGATATATTGTGGATCTACCTTGAATATTTCTCTAGAAATATAAGACACAATTCCATTGAATTTCATTAAAGTTGTAATAGTCGTTGCTGAAGACATGCCTGTTCTAAATCCCATGAGAGGTTCTTCTAATACAACTTCATAATCACCTGGGTGTCTTTTAAAAAGACTGGCTAATTCGCTTGCGATGACGTCTGCTTTGTCCCATAAGGTCTTGCATTTTTTAAATTCAATTCTATCCAAGTATTGGATGTGCGAACCATTTTCAATCGTTCTGGCTGTCGAGTCGATGATACATACGCCAGTTACAGATGTTGACACATCCAAGCCGAGTATTAAGCTGCTCACAATACCATTATTTTTAATGTTTGTTTGAATCTAGTAAAATAGGATTAAAGTAATCCAATATCCTTTAATTCTATTTCGGTTAATATTTTATAAGTCAAATCGCGTTTAGTGCACCATTCTTTTGCTGCACGAATTTTTTTCACAATAGTAGCTTTTTGTAGTTTTCTTGACGGTTTTATTTCCACAATAATTTTTTTTCCATCGATATATTCGACTTCAAAGTCTGGGTAATATTTTCTAATCTTTTTAGTTTTTTGATTGGAAATATATTCTATGACTACTTTTTCATACGACCACGATACGACGTCTGGATTTGAATCAAGATAAACCATGTATTTTAATTCCCACCCAGAACGATATTTACATTGACCTGCTATCGGCGAATTGTAAACGCCACGATTATAGCGCCCTTTTCTTTTTTTACGTTTGGTCGACATTTATCGCTTCACTGTGCTACGCTACCAATCAAAAGCTATT